TAATCTTCTAAACAATGAAGAGGAAGAAGAAAAGAAAAAAATAGAAACACCAGAAACAGATGCTTTGTTTCAAAGGTTTGATAATCAACCCTTATCTGCTGTCAGCAAAGTTATAAACAAAAGCCAAGCAGGTGTAGTAGATTTTTTTGATAATAAGTTTTTAGGAGATCAAAGAAGTTTTGAAGAAATATTAGAAAACAGATCAAGAATAATAAATGAAGCAAAAGAAAAAAATGAAAAGATTAGTGAAGAATTAACAAAAACAAAAACATCACAAGTAATTAGAGGTGCTATTACTGGTCCTTTAAAAGCAATAAACGAAACTGTAGAGTTTGCAGATGATATATACGACTATCTAGCTGGCAATCCATACGATAATAACGATCTTATTGATTACAGTTATTTTGAAAGAGAAGATGATGGTGCATTTTTTCAGATACCACAAGCTATAACACAATTTTTATTGCCTATGGGGATCTTTAGCAAAGGTCTTAAAGGTATTAAAAACCCTTGGACAAGAAACCTTGTTGCAGGTTTTCTTACAGATTTTGTTGTAGAAGATCCATTTGAGCAAAACCTTTACAACATGGTTGATGAATATGAAGGTGCTTTAGAACCTGTAATAGATGTGTTAAAAATGCCAGCATCAATATTTAAGGCTGATGATGATATATCTCCTATAGAAGCAAGACTTAGAAAAGCTTTTGGTGGTGCAGTTATAGGAGAAGTTTTAACAGGTTTAGCTGTGGGTTTAAAAGGTTTTAGAAACTCTCCTTTAGCTCCAAAAATAATATCAACCTTAGAACGTAAAAGAAAATTAAAATTTAAAGACCTTGGTATTGATGAAGCTGGTAACGAATTATTAGATGAAAAAGTTATTGATTTAGTAAAACCTTTAGAAGTAAAGAAAGGAAAAGGTATAGGAGATACAACACAAGTACCAGAAGTCGGTGACAAAATAGAATCTACATTTAACCCAAACATAACTGGTGGTGGTATTGATGAGCTTACAGATAGTCTTTTAAATATTGCTGAATACTTTAGAGATACAGATGAATTAGGACAATGGGCTAGGTCTGTATCTTTAGGTGATATGTTTGCTGCTTCTCAAAGACAAACAAATGGAGAAGCTTTAGAAGCTGCTAGATTTTTCTTACAAGAATTTGGTCCTTTCAAAAAAACTAAAAATGGCAAGATAATAAACAATCCAAGATACTTACCTGCTACAACTATATCTGTAAATCAAATGATGAATAAAAATGGCGAAGCTGTTTTTAATTTATCTGCTGCTTTGCATAATGCTATAGCTACAAAAAATGCAGATTTAGTAAAAGAAATAAAACCAGCATTTTTGAAAGAAGTAAAAGTATTAAAAGGTCTTGTTTACTTAAATAAAGGAGTTGGTTCTTTAACATCACAATCATTAGGTGCTAGAAGAATTGCAGGTGATTTAAGAGATAGAGTAACAGAAGCAAAAGATTTTGGAAGACGATCAAGAGGTACAGAAAATATAAATAATATAAATAGAGATTTTGTTGAAAATGTAGGAGTAAGTGAGATAGATGAAACCTTTAATAAGATTTTTGATTTAGTAGAGAAAGGAGATCAAGAAGCTGCTTTAGCTTTAACAAGACTTACAAAATACTTGAACGTAGCAGGTGGTAATCCAGAAGTTATGAAACACATGATTAAAAAAGGATTGCTTTTAAAAGGTGTTGAATTTACAAACGAGATATTTATTAATTCTATTCTTAGTGGCCCACCTACTCATATAGTTAACCTTTTATCTACAAGTTTAAATACTTTATCAAAACCACTAAGTCAATCTCTTGGTGCTGCAAAAGTTGTTTTTAGAAAAGATATGGATATTTCTTTTGCAGATACGCTTTTAGCTAGAAGAGATAATTTAATATTTAAACCAGAATTTAATTCTGATGAATTTATAAAAGGTTGGAAACAATTTATATATATGGGTGAATCTTTAGGTGATGCTTTTAATATTGCTCGTAAAGCTTTTAAGGTAAATGAAAATGTACTTGATAGAGGTGCAATGGTTTCAGATGCACAACGAGTATCAAGAAATATAAATGCAGAAGATGTAAGAAATTTTGCAGATCAAAATATTGTTACTAGAGGAACAGTAAAACCTTTTGTTGATGTGTTTTTAGCTGATGCTTGGCTTCCTTCTATCTACAACAATTTTAGAAGAATAAATGGTTTTGGTTCTCGTATGTTAATTACAGAAGACGAGTTTTTAAAACAAGTAAACTTTAGAGCTTATGTAAAAGCAGAAGCTTGGGAACAAGGAATAAGAAAAAATTTACAAGGAGATCAATTAAAAAAATACATTCAAACGCAAACAGAGAAAGTATTTAAAATTGTTGATACTGGTAGTGTTGGAAAAATGCCAAAGAGTATTCAAGATATGTATAAGAAAGCTAAAGATTTTGCTGCTGAAGCTACATTTACAAAAGAATTAGACAATACAGGAATTGCTGGAAGAATACAAAATTTTGCACAACACCCTTACGGAAGAATAGTTTTTCCTTTTGTAAGAACTCCTGTAAATATTTTTAAAACACAAATAAGACATACACCTGTTGTAAATTTATTTATGAAAGAATACAGGCAAGCACTTAGAAGTGCAGATCCTAATATTGCTGCAAGAGCTAGAGGTGAAATGTATTTAGGAGGTGGATTTGCTGTTTCAGTTGGTTTGATTGCTAGAGATATAGAAAATCCTTTTGCAGAAATAGCCATGACAGGTGGTGGTCCTAATACTGTAGGATTTGGCGACTCAATAGAAGCGAATAGACAATTAGTAAAACAAAAGAAAGAAGAAGGCTGGCAACCATATTCATTTAGATTTCTTGTAAGAGATTCAAATGGAGAAATAGTTTTAACAAAAAGTGGTAAACCAAAATATAAATATATTTCTTATAAAAGACTTGATCCTTGGTCTGGTACTTTTATGCTTCTTGCAGATTTTATAGACATAGAAGGACAAATAGGAAGTCAACAGAGTAATGATTTTGCTACTGCACTTACTGTTTCTATTGCAAGAAATCTAACAGATAGAACTTACATTAGAGGTCTTACAGAAGTTGCTGAAGCTATACATAATCCTTATGCCTTGCAAACTTTACTAGCAAGAAGGGCTGCTAATATTATTAATCCTGTTGCTGGACTAGGTAGATCAGTTCAAAGAGCTACAGACAAAACAAAACTAGATACTACATATTATCCAGCAGATGAAATGTTTACAGGTCTTAGACAAACTCTTAATGAATTAGCTAGAACAATACCTTTTTATAATGCAAACTTAGAACCTGATAGAAACTGGTTGACAGGTTCAGTTGTTGAATATCCTAGTGGTTTTGGACCTGATACCTTTGATATTTTAAATCCTTTTACTGCTACTAATACAAAAGATAATTATGTTCTTAGTGTTATTAATGATTTAAATATATCTTTGCAATCACCTAAAAAGTTTTTTATGAGAAGACAAGGAATACAAGGAAGTGGTATTGAACTTACAAGTAAACAATATGCAAGTTATATTAAATATTTAGCTTTTGATACAAAAGAAGATGGTCAAAGGTTGATTGTAAAATTATACAAAGAGTTAAATAAACCTGAAAATAAAGCTTTTTATAAAACCGCTATGGGTGAAGAAGTTGATTCAACAAATCAAGATACTATGGTTGGTGTTCAAGACAATGCAAGAGCTATACTATCAAAAAAAATAAAAGGTATAGTAGGAGACTATAAAGTAAAAGCAAGAAATGAATGGTTACGTTTACCAGAAAATAGAGAATTATTTAAAAAATATAGTGCTAACATGGAAGTAATCGGCAATGAAACAACCAAAGCAACACTTAAAAACTTGGAAAAAATTAAAAAACTAGGCAATTAATTATGGCTACTAATACCACATCTACGTCACAAACTCATAACGGAAATGGTAGTACAGCCACTTTTGCTATATCTTTTTCTTTCTTAGAAAATAGTGAAGTTGATGTTACAGTTGGTGGTGTTCTTAAAACACTAGGCACTCACTACAATATTAGTGGTTCATCAGTTACTTTTACTTCTGGTAATATCCCTCCCTCTGGTACAAACAATATTAGATTTCAAAGAGATACGGATATAAGTGCAAAGAAAGTAGACTTTGCTGATGGTAGTGTTTTAACAGAAACAGACCTTGATAATAATAGTGACCAAATATTATTTGCTCAACAAGAAATTACAGATAAATTAGGTGGTATTGAAGAAGGGGCTACAGGAGATCAAACCGCAGCAGAAATAAGAGTATTAGTAGAAGCTGCTACTGATAGTAATGTCTTTACAGACGCAGATCACGCAAAGTTGAATGGAATAGAAACAGCAGCTACAGCAGATCAGACAGATGCAGAAATAAGAACTGCTGTGGCAAATGCGTCAGATTCAAATGTATTTACAGATGCAGAAAAAACTAAGTTAGCTGGAATTGAAGCTAGTGCCACCGCAGACCAAACAAATGCTGAAATAA